GTTGGCAAGAGTGGTTTTAAGCGGAGTCCATTGCATAATACATATAAGCGTAGTGATTATTATTTAGCTCAACTTTCTGATGTGTATTTTGAAGATGGCTCCTTTAAAAGTCCATTCGCTAATGCAGTTTCTAAGTATGGTAAACCGCTTGTAGATGTTAACGCCGATATAGTTAAAGCCGCTACTCAGGCGTATTTTAGTTATATGTATAATAATTCTAAACTGGACCATGTTGAAAAGAGACTTTATACGTTTGAGGAAGCTATAGAGGGTGTTGCTGGCGAATACGCTATCGATGGAATTCCTAGGCAGACTTCTGCTGGTTATCCTTACAATACAGATTTGTATCCTTCGGTTAAGAAGGGCAAAACTGCTTTTTTTGGTGCCAGTGAAGAGTATTCTTATGATAGTGATCTCGTTGCTGAACTTGTGGTCCGTGTTGATGAGATTATTAGAAAAGCCTCTATGGGCATTAGATCTGAGATAGTCTATAGTGATTTTCTGAAAGATGAGAGGAGACCTAAGGAGAAAGTATTGGCCCTAAAAACTAGAATGATCTCATGTAGTCCTCTACATTATTCTATAGTTATTAGGATGTATTTTTTGGATTTCGTTAAATATATGATGACAAATCGCATATTTAATGGTTCTGCTGTGGGAATTAATCCTTATGGTGATGAGTGGGATGTTTTAGCTCGCCACTTAAATTCCTTTCCAAATAAGTTTGCTGGAGATTTTTCAAATTTTGATGGATCTGAGTTACCTATTTTCTTTCAAGCTATTGTTGATGAAATTAATGCGTGGTATGATGACGGGTATGAGAATGCTCGCATAAGGTGTACATTGTTTGCCGACTTGTACAATTCTGTCCATGTCAATGGTAACATTATGTATATGTGGTTTAGGGGTATGCCTTCTGGTAACCCTCTTACCACTATTGTTAACAGTTTATATAATAATATTGCCTTTAGGTACATTTGGATAAGATTAGGTGAACCTCGTGGTTATTATATAACTGATTTTGATAGGTTTGTGGTATTAGAAACCTATGGTGATGATAATGTTGGGAGTGTTGCAGATGAAGTGAAAGATTGGTTCCATCCTAAAAATATGGAGTCGGCTTTCACTGAAATAGACTTGACTTTCACAACAGATTCTAAGAAAGAGATTGAGAATTCTGACTTCAGAACACTCAATGAAGT